TCTGCTGTTTTTCTGACGCCAGAATTGATTTAAGTAGATCTTCATCAACTTTTTTACCATCAGCGGTATCTTTTGCAACTTGTTTAAGCGCCGCTTTTTGCTCTTTAGATGTGCCGGCTAATTTATCAACTGCACTAAGAATAGCGTTTAATGTTACTTCAGTTGCCCATGCTGGTGCTTGGAAAGTAGTTCCGTCGTTTAAAGTTATGTTTACGTTTTCAGCCATATTAAATAAAGTACCATTTTAATGATGATAAATAGTATTTGATAACTAGTTCATCTTATAGTACTATTTATCCTTTTTATTAACTGGAGTTTTAATATGGCAAATAAAAAAAATAATCCGTTAGCAAGCTATTATAGATCGCCTAAGATGTACATAGCTGTGCCAACAGGTGGCAAATACTACGCTGACGATGTAGTTGATTGGCCGGAAACAGGTGAGTTGCCTATTTTCCCAATGACAGCAAAAGACGAAATGATTATGAAGAATCCAGATGCATTACTTAACGGTGAAGCAGTGGCTCAAGTAATTGTTAGTTGTGTACCTTGCGTTAAAAATGCGAGGCAACTTATCAGCAACGACGTAGATACATTACTTATTGCTATTCAAGGCGCAACATACGGCGATGAAATTAAAGTAGCAGGACCGTGTCCAAAATGCGAACACGAAAACGAGGGAATGGCAAGCGTTGAGGGTTGTTTAGATACTATGCTATCTGTACAAGAAGATTATTTAGTCAAAACAGAATCAGGATTAACTATAAGTGTTAGACCTTTTTTATATGAGAACACTATACAAGCCGGAATTGCAAATTTTAAAACTACTAGAAGTTTACAAGCATTGCAAGGAATAGAAGATGAGGTTGAACAACTAAAAGCGTTTAATACTAACTTTATGGCTATTGCTGGTTTAAACTTCTCACTTATTGCTAATAGTGTAAACAGCATTACTGGCACCCAAGAAGATGGTGAAGACTTTGTTGTAACTGATGAAGAAAGCATTGTAGAGTTTTTAAACAACTGTGATGCAAAAATTGGAAAACAAATAGAATCCGAAATACAAGAGATCAACAAAATAGGTGTTAATAAAACATTCAAGTTACAATGTGAGGAATGCGAGGAAGTCTACGACAGAGAAATTGCATTTGATCCTGTAAATTTTTCCACAGCTTCTTAGCAAACGCAACACCCGAGGCTACTCTGGAGTTCCTAAACAGACTCCGCTCAGAAGCTACAATATTAGAAAAAAGCCTAATAGAAATTGCTGTGTATAGTGGCGGGAGTATATCATGGCTTGATGCTCAAATGATGTCTGCTAAAGAACGTTCTGTTACTGTAGAAGTAATCAATAAATACAATCAAATCAAATCTGGAAAACATCAAGAAGAAATGTAATTCTTGTTCTACCTAGTAGGTAATAGTTTTAGAGCTTTGCAAATATAACCCTAATATAATAGTCTTAAGTTAAGAGACACTTCGTGTCTTTCCAATCTACGTTCATTCATTCGTTTCACTCATCTCATTCACTTGATTGAAAGTTTTTTAGTAAGAAAGTTTTTTTTAAACATAAACGATTTCATGCAGATATCGAGGTCATATGAAGCCTACCTAAGTGGCTCCATATATAAACCTCAGACCTCATGCGAGTATGCGTCGGACGTAAACGAAGACAGGTGTTTGTGTTTTGCACTTTGTTTGGCTCTAACCTTACCGTAACCTGCGTCGATTTTTAATTCCAACTCGCTTCAAGATGGAAATACAAAGTATTGCAATAACTTTTCAACTATTAAGACTTAACAAATGTATCGTACCATAGGGTAGACATTTCAGCATCCGGCATAACCGGGTAGTGCTAAGAATCGCATAACAACCACTGCTTGGCTTACCATCTCACATCAGAATGGATTTCGCAACGGAATAATAAAAGGCCCGTCAACCGTATATGTTGTTTGTTAAGAGTTAGACTTGGTGTCGGTGTTCTAAGAGTTAGACTTGGTGTCTGTTAAGTGCCATGTTTGTGTGTAGTTCAATATATAGTTATCGATTCTTAAGACCTTCACGTAAGATTTTTGAACCGCCTACTCTAACATTGATAATACCATTATAGTATTTGTCCGATAGCAAGACCTTCCTATCAAACTGTTCTTTAGCCTCTAGGTAACTAGCGACTCCCCTGCTTGGACAAAAGTGTAAAATTTCTCGTATAAATTTGTTTTCACCTAGTTTTAGTACATCAGCATTTAAGTGATCCGAACTGCCCCAATAAGTACGCCAATCACTTTCTTTAGTGCCACGGCGTTTGTTCTTTTTGCCTTTTAAGGGAGGCTTGGTCGTTTTAAATTTGGCTAACTTTTTACCAACATACATTCTATTGTCAGTAGTATTTGTAATTAAGTATACAAATGCTTCACAATCCTCTGGGAGGGTATCAATTGTCTTGCCTTCGAAAATCCATGTCATATTATGTAAGGTATTCTGTGTCTGTGTTATAGGCAGTAAATCCACCTTCTTTAACAACTGTTAATACGTTATTTACACGACCTACAAGTTCTTCCTTGTGAGAAATGAGCAGAATATTTTTACCTTGGTCTCTGTTCATCTTCTTAAGTACTGCTAACGCATTTTCAACACCAGTAGAATCCATGCCACTGTCAATAAGCTCGTCAACACACATTAAGTTCATTGGGTGGTTGAGACTTTCATATATGTCTCGGAATGCCCAACTAAGTCCTAATATAAGTCTGTTACGTTCTCCTCTACTTAAATTATCAAAGTCTAAGTCTCTACCGTACTCTGTAATTTCAACAGTTAAGTCACTGTTAAATTTAACATCATGTGGTAAACCTAACTTCTCTAAGTAGTATGCTAACCTGTGATTCAAGTAAGATATATTCTGATCAATAATACGTTTACGAATAAAACTGTCTTTACTTGTAAGCAACTTGTATAAAAATTCCTGATGATCTTTTAAGAATGTTAGTTCGTTAATAGTTTCAAAGTCTACTTCCTGCATACCAGTGTCACGCAAAGTTTCTACTTGCTCGTTATACGGGTTAACATCTGTTGTTTTTTCTTCTAACTGTTGTGCAAGTGTTTCTAAGTTATGTTTGTGTTCTAACGCACCTTCTAAGTCGTTATAGAATGTATCGACAACACCCGGGATAGTACCAACTTCAACTTTAGCTAACTCGATATTAGCAATTTGCTGGACTAAATCATCTCTATAAATTATTTCTTTAGCAAGTTTGTCTTCAATATCATTAGTATACTCTTCGTGTGTATCTAAATGTGCTGTACTTTGTTCACATGCAGGACAAACGCCTTCTTTTGCTTTTACTAAGTTATTTTCAAACTCAGTAATAGTTGTGTTGCTTCGATCCATAGAAGTAATAGATCTTTTTTTATCTTTATCTAACGCACTAGCAGTAGAGGACTGCTCTACTATAAGTGCATTACTTCTATGATTTTGTATCTCTACGCCAATGTCTATTTCCATCAACGTACTAATAGACGTAGTCATACTATCTATTTTGTCTTTGTATGTTTTTGCCCAGGCTCTGCTTCGACTCTCGATTTCTTTTATGTTTTGTTCAATACGTTTGTTACTAGACTCTATTGCAGTTATTTTTATTTCTTCTTCTTTAATGCTGTCTCTACTATTTTTAGTGAGTTCTTTAAGTACTTCTGCTTTCTCACTAAGTTCAGTAATGCCAAGTAACTGTTCAATCATTGCTCGTTGATCATTTGCTTTCATGCCCAAGAACGGCTCAGTGTATGTGTTTAACGCAATTAAATGCTTAAACATCAAGTGCGGAAACCCAATAATTTTCTCTATGTCTTTTTGTGTTTCCCTACTATCGCCTTGTTGTTCTTGGTCTTCTTGTTCTGTGCCGTTAATAAACAACCGTAAAATATTAGGGCGTCTTCCTCGTTCAACCCTATAATTAATATTGTTGATCTCAAAATCAACAGTAACCATCATAGCTTTACCGTTTGTTTTATTAATTAAATTATCACGTCTAATGTTTGTTAATGCTTCACCATATAGTGCATAACTTAGTGCATTAATAATAGTAGTCTTACCAGTACCATTTCTACTGCCATCGCCACCCATGTCTAAGTTATGACCAAGCACCAACGTGAGATTAACGTTATCAAAGTTTACGGCTTGAGTTTGAGCTCCAACACTCATAAAGTTTTTAACAGATACGTTTTTAATCTTTAACATACTAAGTTTCTATTCCATTGTAAATTTGAATTAATTTATCTCTGTTAATGGTGTTCGATTCTATAGTCTCTAATTGTGTAATTACAATTTTATCAACACTTTCGAATTGAATTTCGCCACCTTCGTATGCCTCTTCTTCTTCCTTGATCGGCATAAGTTGTAGTTCTCTTACATTGTATTGCTCTGCAAATTTTTCTCTAATAAAGTTTGCTTCTTCGTAACTAATACTAATATCAAGTTTTACCCTTGCGTAAGTATATTCGTCAAGTAATGTTTCGTGATTATCAAGTAACTCTTTAAGGGTAAACACTTTATACTTTGGACATGCTGTCCAGTTAACATACACAGGCTCTTTATCCCATTCCAAGAACATAGCACCTCTATCGGTATCACCGACGTCTGCATAGTTATGAGGAAACGCATTACCGATGTAATGTATATTATTTTTGTACTGGCGTTTGTGGAAGTGCCCACTAAACACATAGTCAGGACCTGCAATGTGTTCTGCTTTGAGTCCTCCATGATCTGGCATCTCTACAAGAGCATTCATTTTAAAGTAAGGCAATTCTAAATGTGCAAACATATATTTTGCTTTACTATTAGTAAGAGTTTTCCACTCATCACCAACTAGCCAAGGCTGTATTGATACATCTCCTTGTTCAAATGGTTCGTCGACCATAACAAAGTTAGAAAGATCCCTAGCATACTCGATACTGTTAAGTTCTCGCTTATCACGATAATATAAATCGTGATTACCTGTTATAAAATAAACAGTTTCGAATGCATCATTAATTTTCTTAAGGTCTTTAATTGCGGCATTCATTGTCGCAACATTAACACTTGCTCGCTGATGATTCCAGTCGCCTAAGAAAATACAAGTCTCGCAGTTTCTAGCTTTTGCTTCCGCAATAAACCAGTCTACAAATCGCTCGCAGTCTTGTAAGTGTAATCTACTGTTTTGTTTTAAGCCGTAGTGAATATCCGTAAAACACGCGGCATGTTTAAAGAGATTGGGCATGAATTATTCAAATGCTCCTTCGTCGCTCTTGTCTGACTCCATTGATTCACGCAGTATTCTCATTTCTGTTTCGTGTTTAATTTGTCTACTGTAACTAGGTAAGTGCCCTTGCTCAATTAAAATATCATCTCTAATGCTCTGATTTCTTTTCTCTAAGTTTAACACTCTTGTGAAACTATTAATAACTGCCGCAGTATAATAAGCAAACGGATTATCCGATTTTGCTTCGTTAAACTGTAAGCCTACTTGACTTAGCTGAACAAGTGCTTGTCCACGCATTTCGTCGACGTAAGTGTAGCCTCGCCAGTTTGCTCTGTGACTAAACCTTTCAACAAGTTTTAAGAACATTGTTCCTAACTTGTTTGTAATTCTACCAACACCAGGATTGAAATCACCATTACTTAAACTACCTTCCCAGTGACTTCTCGCTACTTCTTTAAGTTCACCAGTTTGATATGCATAGTGCTTAAATGGAGGAAAATTAACTTTTGCTTTAGTTTCTGCTTCGTTGCGTGGGTTCTTCTTCCTGCCCGGCTCTAGTGGGATATGCTCCATTGACATTACACGAAATGTTACATCTTCATCTGATATAGTGTCGAGGTCTATTGCAAACTCTTTTTGCTTTGGTTTGTTTCTGTAGTCGCCTGTACCGTGTGCCAAC